ATTTGGAAGGATCGGTGGTTACGGCAGTTTTTAGTTTAGAACCGGGATGTTCTTTTTTATAAGATTCTACTCCTTTTTTATTGAGTCCTCCTTCGGGATTTTTACCTTCTTTTCTTTGCCATGCAGGAGTTGAACTTTCTTCAACGGGAACACAGTTGGGAACCATTTTCTTTCCTTTCTTTTTCATTCCTACTTTTTTATAGCCTTTCCAACAGGCTTCCAAGATAGAATTTACATAATCATCGAATTTATCAGTCATATATTTTTTATTTACATATGACTGTTGAGATTAACGATTATTTGGGTTCAGGAATATACACATTTGGAACACTGCCAGTCCAGTCATAATTGATATGACCTTGACAACCGTGTAACCAAGTCCAGTCATCATCTGTGCTGGGTATCTCATCTATGGCATCCACTTCGCCCCAACAAGGCTGTTGTTCAGTGGCATCATCTGACCTCAAACAATGAGCATCACAACTACAACAAGTTTTATATGATTTTGATTTAAACATAATTATGATTTTATATCTAATAATTCTTTAAGTTCGTTAGTCATGCGCCTATCAAGAAAAACTCGGTTATTCCCTTGTTTAACTTCGATATATTTTGTGATAGAATCGTCTATTACTTCCATATCATCTATAATAGGGATATACCAATCATCATCTTCTACCTCTTTTACCCCTTTAATTATTTTTGTTGTTCTATTAGCCATTCTTTATATCCTTCATCAATTAACTTAATAATATATCTATCTAATTCATCATATGCGCCATCAATGAATAGATGTTCAGTGGCAGGCATCATCCTCTGACAAGTTTCTATCAAGTCAGAGGATGGCGTTGGGGGCCATTTAGCTTTCAGTAACGGTTTCATTATTAATGGATTCTTGTGTTTCCATATCAATTTCACCTTTATCTAATTCGGCAGATTCTCTGATCAAAAAATTATGAGATTTTAATTTAAAGGCATGCCATTCAAAAGGAGTATCTGTTCTTAAAATAACCCCCTCATCAGGAACATCATTCTTACAAATTTTACATGTCTTTTCTAGATAAGTATCAATCATCTTTTGAAGGAAATTATCATGCCAATGAGTTTCGGTATCTAATTCAGGAAAATGATCCTTTGCTTTACCAAAGTAAAAGGTTTCAGGCATCTTAAATCCAAATTTATTACAGAACTCAACGGTTTCTCTATGAGAGAAAACATATTCTTTTCCGTCTTGATTAGTGAATGATACCTTGAAAATATAGAAATCTAAATTACCGGGGGAACAACAATAATCATATTGAGGTTGAATATATTTTCCTGTATGAGTATAACCAACAATTTCACCAGATACCGAAACACCTTTAGGAAGAGAAGGATAAATCTTATCCGCAACAATTTTCCAAATATCAGTATCATAATAATGGTTATTAACCTTACCATCATCCATAGCAACGTTCTTTAGAATAGAACGCGATGCATAGAGCATGCCATATTCAGTATCTTGAACATTTATGCCAAAGAATTTAGCAATCTTATCCTTGAGCGACAGCGGTTTCTTAACAAGAACATTTGCAACAGTGAAATTACAACCATGTAACTTTGATAAAATTGAAATATAATCATCAGGAGAAATCTTATGAATTTCTCTTTTTAGATGGCTGGTGTCTGGAAAGAAGCGCCATTGATTTTCAACTAATTTAGATTGATATTTCTTGACATTACCTCTAGTCTTTTTAGAAGTATTATTAGGAATACGTTGCCCTTGTGGAATATATTTCCGACATAGTTGATGATCTAAAATAGTATCAAAATCAGTTCCTTCAAAAGTGCCATCAATCACAACTGTTTTACCAAGAACATCTTTGATAAAGGATTCGAGAGAAGAAACAGGAATAATATATCCTTCACTTTTCTGTGAACGCAAGCTTAGGGCTTTCACCCGACCTGATGAGGAAAAGAATGCCTTAGTAGTTTTATCCGCATTCAAATCTTTATCAGAATATGAATTAGAATAAGAAAGAAAATCTTTACTAATTACACATTCTAAAGGAAAATAACAATATAATCCTGGTTGAGCATTAATACCAGTAATTACTACATTGCCTTGTACATTTGCTAGAAGAAGACGATCCGCATTTGGGTGACTTCTAAAAGAATCAATTCGAACAATTGATGCAAGATAATTAATATTATAGTCTTTTGATTTTGAGAACATGTTTGATTATAACATGGTTTAGAGGTTAAGTCAAATTACTTTTTCAAAAATCCGTCGTTATTACTAACTTTACCACATGCTAATCCTGCTTCATTAATTAATGCAAATTTAACAACTTCTTTATCAAAGTTTTTATAAACTTCATAAAATGCAACTTTATTTCTTGGATCATTACTTGCTCTTAGAGAAGCAAGATAACCGGGAAGTCCTCCGACTTTATATTCGACCGCCTCCACATAAACATATTTATGATTAGGATTTTCACGGGGAACATTCTTAATTGTGTTATTAGTACAATCAAAAATATCAATAGGTCCACGCATATTGATTGGGCTTACATAAAAGCCATATTGTGCACAAAGATTACGAAAATCTTGTTCAGTGAATTTAAGAGAGGAAGAAAGGAATGACATTAGAATAATAATTATCTACTATTAGCCACTGTATCTAGTGAAATCATATGATTGCCTAAATAATATTCCGTCATAAGATTATATAATAACATATTCGGTTTATTAATTGGACTATTTTCATTGATCCATTTATATCCTAAATGTTCTTTACAGAATTTAGATACGCCGCTCGATCTGGACTTCCCCATTTTACAATTTACAATAACATTTTTACCTTTATGTTTCAAGATAAAATCTACAATTTCCTTGGCTTGTTCCTTAGTAGGAGGTTGTGCCCATTCATCTGTTCCTATAATGGGAACATCCTTAACTATATCCCAAAAACTAATATGTAAATGAGGAAGTTCATTTAGAAATTCATTAGTGGTTTCGGTATATCCTGAATCAGGTTCACCTATTGCAATCCAAATTGCTTTGTCTGGATCAATATAATGGGACCAATCTTCTGCCTCCTTACGAGGAATATTAACAACTGTTGTCATATTTCATATCTTACTACAATGTTATCAAATGTGCAACATATTGTTTTATTTTTCTCTCTTGATAAATATTATCACCATGACAAGTGAAGCTCAATCCCATATTCAAAAATTCCTCTATAACCTATCTACTGGCAATTATGCCCATGCAGATAAAGAACTCAATAAAGTCGTTACCCAAAAAGTAAATGATCGCTACCAATCTGCCCTAGAGAAAATTCAAAATACATCTACGAAGACAAAATAATAGAAAATGTATTTATTGAATAAATAATCCTTATATGTTAGATGAATTAAAGCCTATTTTTGAACAAATTGATAAAAACATCTTCAATGAAGATACCCTTAAACAAGTATCTGCTATCATCGAAGCAAAAGTCAATGAAAAAACCGAAGCGCGTGTGCAACTAGCCGTTGAATCCGCCACTCAAACTCTTGATGAAGAAATGACAGAAAAGATGACTCATCTTGTCAAAACCATTAAAGAGAATATTGACAAAGACCATTTAGCTAAAATCAAATACGTAGTCGAACAACTCAATACTGATCATCTTGCTAAGCTTGTCACTCTTAAAGAGAATTATGATAATGTTCTAAAGAAAACAGCTCAAGAACATAAAATGGCACTTGTTGAAAGCGTTGATACTTTCCTTGAGAAATATATCGATAAGAATCTTCCAAAACAAGCAATCGAAGAAGCTGCTAAAAATAACCATGTTAAGAATCTTCTACAAGAAGCCCGTAAGGTTCTTGGTGTTGATGAAAAGTTTGTCAAAACTAATATCAAAGAAGCATTCATTGATGGTAAAAAACAAATGGATAAACTTATTCAAGAAAATGCTCAATTGAAGCAATCTAAGAATAAAGAAGAAGTTCAACGTTTCCTTACAGAAAAGACCGCTAATCTTCCTACTGAACTTGCTAAATTCCTTAAAAAAGGTTTTGAAAATAAACCACTAAATGTCGTTAAAGAAAATTTCGATTATATGGTCGAAATGTATGATGTCAGAGAGAAGAAAAAGAAAACAGCTCTTCTTAATGAATCTAAACCAATCGTTTCCAACGTTGATCGGTCCTCAATCTCCGGTGATGCACTAATAACTGAAAGTTCTTCTAAGAACAATTCCAGAACTTCTCCTCTAAATCCTTTAGAAGACATGTATCTAGACGTTCTTGCAAGAAAATAGTCAATAAACAATAAATATAAAATATATGGTAAATCCATCCTCATCCTACGTAGACAGTGCGCCCGGTTTCATTAACAAAGATCGTGGTCGCCAATTAATTAACAAGTGGAGTAAAATCCTCGAATTCACTGATAGCCAAACACCCGCAATTAAAGGCCATCAGAACAAACTAGCAACCGCTATCATTCTTGAAAACCAAGAACGCTCCCTTAAGGAAAACGGTTTCCTTCGTCAGCAAGTTCTTCAAGAAAATGGTATGGTCGCTGGTGGTGCCTTTAACGGTACTCCATTTGGCGGTGGTACTCCTGGTTCTGCTCCCTCAACTAACGGTCAATACGGTGGCGCTCTAAATGCTTCCGATTGGTATGCTCCTGGTGATGCTCGTCTTCCTAAGACTCTCATTCCTATGATTCGTCGTACATTCCCTGAGTTAATCTCTCATGAAATCGTCGGTGTTCAACCTATGAGCGGTCCTGTCGGTCTTGCCTTCGCCCTTCGTTATCAATACGATCAAACCCC